CGGCTGGGCCAACGTCTGCTTGGATCGCGCGCAAAGCGGTTGAGAGGGTGGAGACTGCGGGCAAGCCCGCTTGAGAGAACGCTACTAAATTGGACATTTCTGTTCCTTATTGAAGTTTAGAAAGGGCAGCAGTGAGTTGCTTCCCGATTTGAATCACCGCCGGCCTGGGATCACTCTCAGACGCGATGGTGGTACCCGAAGAGACGGCGACGACCAGATCATCGGGCAGGGCTTGCTTGCGCTTTTTGAGCGCCTTCTCAGCCTTGGCCGGTGAAATGATAGAAGTCTCCATCACCTCAGATTCTGTGAGACCAAACGCAAACAGGGCGACTTTGGCCTTGTCTTCGTCAGTCCACTGTCTGATGGCACGCTTGGCCACCAGCTTGTAATCGGGCAGTTTAGCACCGCTGTCGAGCATCTGAAGGGCCAATGCACGCAGGTCAGCGATCCACTGCTCCAGCATATCGGCGTTTTTGAGATACGCGCTGATCATGGGCGCGTCCAAGTCGTCGATCTTGGTCTGCAAGGCACGGTCAACAGCGCCAGTCATCTGTGGGCAGATGGGCTTGGCTGTGCACCAGCGGCAGTGGTCGCCGGTCTTGAGCTCGGCGTCTGGCTTTTGCGCGAGCTTGACGGCCTGCACCAACTGCAATTCAAACTCAGCAATGCGCTTTGGTGTGGTCACCCAGCGCTTGACTTGGGGCGGCTGCACGATCACGCACTCGATCTCATCGACGCCATCAAACGCCCACTTGGCGGCTTCGGTATGCATGGCGGCAGCGGCGTAGAACATAAGTTGCGGATTCTCTTCTACTTCCACAGCAACGCCATCACCAAATTTCCAATCCAGTACCACAGCGCGATTGCCAACACGGCCAATAAGATCAGTAGACCCAAACACACCAGGTAGCAGGTCACCAAAGCCAACGCGAGTTTCAGCTTCAATTTCCATCTCCTTGGTTGGGTCGATCTCATCAAGCGCGGCCATTGCGACTTTTAGCTTGTTGTCGATCAACTCTTGCGTGAGCACTTGGTCTTCGTACTTGGTGCCCAGGTAATGCTCGGGCGGGTTGTCGGTCATCACAATGTCGGCGATGACGTTGTGAAGGAGCGTGCCCTCATCGGCGTATTTGTTGCTGGGCTGGGGCGGCATTTTTTGCACCAAGGCCACGGAGCCTGGGCAGTTGATGACGCGCTTGGCGGTCGAGCCGCCGACGATGTTACTGTGCTGCATCTGGTGTTTCCTCTTTAGTGAATTTGATTTCGCCGCTGTAGCTGTAGGTTTTGATCTCTACTGCATTGAAGGCGTCTGGGAATCTGGCTTGCGCCCATTCCAAGAGAATTTTCTCTGCTTCGGTGGTGGTGATTTTCAGTTCCATGTGGACTCTCCTTTAGTTAATGAGCCTTGACTGTAGCACAAAAAATAAAAGTGTGCTAAACTTTTTGACATGCTTGAAAAAGAAATCGAAAAATACTTTGTTTGGACTGTTGAGCGCATGGGCGGCAAGACGTGGAAGTTCACCTCACCTGGGCGCAAGGGTGTGGCTGACAGGATTGCTTGTTTGCCTGATGGCACGACATGGTTTGTGGAGTTGAAAACAAAAGGCGGCAGGCTCTCAGCGTTGCAGAAGATGTTTATGTCGGACATGGCGTTGCTGAACCAGCGCTATGCGTGTTTGTGGACTAAGGAGCAGATTGATGGTTTCGTTACGACCGTATCAAGAGCAGGCCGCTGACTTCTTGTACGAGCATGACCGCGCCATGGTGCTGGCGCCTGTCGGTGCTGGCAAGACGGCAATCACGCTGACGGCCATGGACGCGATGATCAAAGACGGCCACGTCAAGCGCTGGTTGGTGGTGGCGCCCAAGCGCGTTTGCACCGACGTGTGGCCCGTTGAGGCCGCCAAGTGGAGCAAGCACTTGAAGCTGGCCCTTGCGGTGGGCACGCCCAAGCAGCGCAACGATGCGTTTAACAGCGACGCCAACGTGATTGTGATTAACTACGACAACTTGCAGTGGTTGGCTGATGTATGCGGCGTAACAGATGACGGCCTGTTGGTAGACGGATTGGTGTTTGATGAGCTAACCAAACTCAAGAACCCATCAGGCGCGCGGTTCAAGGCGTTCGACAAGATCATCAAAGGCGTGCCCATTCGCTGGGGCTTGACCGGCAGCTTCACCAGCAACGGCCTGGAAGACGTGTTCGGCCAGTGCAAGATCATTGACCTGAGCCTGCTGGGCCGCTCCAAGGGCGCGTTCATGCAGCAGTACTTCGTGCTGATCAACAAGGAGTTTGGCGAGTGGGCGCCACGGGTTGGGTCGCTTGCCAAAGTTATGGACAAGATCAAGCCGGCGACGTTTGTGCTAGAACCTGGCGAGTACAAGGACAAGCTGCCCCCGCTGCACGTTGTCGAGGTGCGTTGCGACTTGAGCGACCGCAAACCCTACGAAAAGATGAAGGCCGACTTTGTGGCACTAGGTGTTGCCGCGATCAATGCCGGCGTGGTGACCGGCAAGCTGCAACAAATGGCCAGTGGGTTCGTGTACGACACGCGCAAAACAGCGTCTGACGTACCCGGCAGATTCATTGTCACACAAACGCCGGTGTGGTTTAGCCCACACAAATTTGATCGCTTGGAGGAGTTGCTTGATGAAAACCAACACGCAAATACCATTGTTGTTTACCAGTACCAAGAAGAGCTTGCCGAGCTCAAGCGCCGGTTCAACCCCACGACTCTTGACGACGACCGAGCCATTGAGCGATGGAATGCTGGACAAGTCAGGCTACTGGCCGTCCATCCAAAGTCAGCCGGCCACGGGCTCAATCTCCAGCACGGGGGGTGTCACATGGTGTTTCTGTCCCTGCCGTGGAGTCTGGAGTTGTACGAACAGACCATTGGTCGTTTGCACCGCTCAGGCCAAGCGCACGCTGTGTGGTGCTACGTGATGCTGACAAACAAAACGGTCGATGAGAAAATTTTTGCCGCCTTGCATGACAAGCGGGCGGTGTCGGATATTGCAATGGAGGAACTTAAATGACCAGACTAGAAGCCTTAAGGAAAGCGCAACTCAAAGCGGCGCGATCCATACTGAAAATTCACCGCAAGGACTTTAACGCTGCCGCGCGGACGTTACGACGCACACTTGACTTGATAGATAAACTGGAGGCAAAAATTGGAAATCACCTGGCGAAAACTAAACGCTGAACTCAAGACCCTAGACGAAGCCAAGGTGCTTGAGATGCTGACCCATGAACGTGAGTCAGGCAAAAGAGTGTCTGTGCTGGAGCGGCTGCACCAGCGCTACACGGCCTTGCGGGCATCCCGCGAGCGGATTGAAATACTACAGGAGGCAAGACGACCATGAGCAATTGGACACCCCCACCCGGCACCAAGATTACCAAACCTTGGATTAACGTCGATCACCCGCGCTACAAGTGGACAACCGGCGCCGACGTGCAGGAGACTTGGCGCAAGCAAGGCTGGGTACCGCCCAGCGCGAGCCTGCCCCCGCCCCCACCTGAGAAGGTGGTTGAACCCCTGCGCCGGGTGAGGTAAGCCATGCCAGCATTTGACACATGGAGTCAGGAGAACCTGGCCAAGTTTGCTGCGGAAGCCTACGCCAAGATGCAAGAACAAGACGACCGCATCCAGCAGTTGCAGAATGATTTGAAAACCGCGATTAACGCATATAGGGAGATACTGAAATGACTGACAAAGAAGCATTGCTGGCGGCGCTTGAGGCGTTATATTACTGTGAGGCTTTGAACAGAGATGTTGATGAGCGAAAAATGCAAGCCATCACCGTCATTAGAAAACTATGGGCAGAACACGCCATGCGTGAGACACAGAGGCTTGGTCAAGAGATTGAGCATGATGACATTGCATCCATCCTTGCCTGTCGAGATATGTTAGATGCACAACCAGTGCCACCAAGGGAGAACCAATGAAAGCACGAAAAGTATTTCACGCACTGATGTCATCAAAAGGCTACACAGAGTCTGATCTTGCAATGGATGAAGACAAGTACACCAACCCTGCTATGCAGGGCAGATGGAACTATTTTCTAGCGGGTTGGGAAATGCGGGGGGTGATGTGATCGAAACCATACTCGCCGTATTTGCGGTTGGATTCCTTGGCGTTGCAGTGGGCGTCGGCGTGATCTGTCTGATGGTCTGGATGGCGCTCAATGAAGACTAAGGGAGGCGCCAGGCCAGGCAGCGGGCGCAAGCCCACACCCATCAGCGAATCCAGGGCTATAACGCTGTGGAACGAAGGCGTCACCAAGAAAGAAATTGCCAAGCGCTTTGGCGTGGATTACGGGGTGATCAGGTACTTCTTTAAGAAGAAGCAGATGTTCAGGACATGAACAACGCGGCTTCGTCTTTGCGACGGTTTTCAAGCCCTCTGAGCACCTTGCCGCCGGCTTTGCAGTACTGCAACAGCGACGCTATGGCCGCGTCTTTTTCCCCGCGAATAACCTTCTGACGGAAGGTGCTGCGCTGTAGCGTTCCCAGACCAACATTGAAAGCAAAGCTGACGCAAGCATCGAATTGGCCTTGGGTAAGTCTGACAGGAATAAGCTGGCCCACACCGCGCTCAAAGCGCTGTAGATCGCTTCTGAGAATTCCATCTACTTCGTCTTTTGAAAACGTGCGATTGTCTTCTGGGCGAAGCGGGTAAGCGCCTCTTTGATCCATTGGAATTTTTGCTTGGTCTGGGTAAAGAACATGTCCGACTCCTATTGTCCACAGTTGTGCTGGGCACCGATACGGTTTGTACCGAATGCCCTCATGGTGCTGGATCATCTTGATCGCATCAGCGCTGACGTTCATTTCGACTTAAATGCTTGGCCGCCAAACCAGAACGAAACGATGCAAGCCCAAATGATCTGGGTCTCATCGTCCCACAAATGATTGAGCGCCACATCAAAAGCGACGTCTGTGTGCCAGGCGTAATAAAAACCAAAAATCTCTACGAACATGAACATGGCAAACATGCCGTAGGTGATCACTGAGCGGGTCGCAGCGCGCATGTTGGTCACCCATTGAGCCGCGCCTTGGCCCAGCGCGATGTCGTGCGTATACAGGGCTTGGCGCTCTTGCATGGCCGTCTGGTTGTTGGTGACCTCGGCGTTGATCTGAATCTGTTCAGTTTGGATGTGCTCAATGCGCTCTTGCGCTTCCAGGCCGGCTTTCTTTAGCGTCAGCTCGCGCTCGGTCTGCATGGCGGCCAGCGCCAGCTCATGCTTCTTATCGGCGCGGTCTTGGAATAGCTCAAGGATTTTGGGCAGGCCGCCCATCAGGAAGCTGATGAGGCTGGAGAACAGGGTTAGCATGTTTAGCCTTTCAGGTCGAAACTTAAATTGGGGTGGCGTGGATACTGCACAACGCGCTCGCCCTCGGGGCATTTGTATTTGATGGTTGCCAGCAAGGTGGCCTTGCCTTCAGCAATCTTCTCTTTTCGTACCATGGTGAGTTGGTATGTAAACGTGTCGATCTCTGGCCCTGCTGGGCCGCTGAATCTGCTTGCGGTGGTGGTCGCCTCATGCACCATGCCTGCTGCGTCCCGAATGCTTGGGGTGAAGCTCTCAACAGAACAGTCGTCGCGCTTCTTGATCCGCGCAACGGTGACGTTGATGGGTTGCCCAGCCTCTGCCACAATTTTGAAGTGTTCTGGTGACCATTCAAGAATGGCCCTATCAAACCAACCGAACTTGTCGGCCAGCGTGTAGCTGCCACCCAAAGCGGCAACGCTTGCGGCAACCGCTCCAATGGCCTTGGTGAGGTCGATCATTTGTCGGCTTTGTTGTCGAGTTTGTCGAAAATCTTACCCAGCAAGTCGCGCATCTCGCGGATGTCGGCTTTGTAGTCGTCACGGCTTACGTAGTCGTGGGGCATGCTGCGCACGTCGCTATCAAGCCGGTCGATGGCGATGTAGATGCGGTTGAGCGTCCACCCGCCGAAGAACCCGGCGATGGCCACGGCAATGTTGAATAGTACTTGGTAGTCCATTATGGGGCTAAGTTGTTTTGGTTGTCAGGTGCCAAAGCGTTACGTTTAGCTGCTCGAGTTTTCGGGCCTTGAATGCCCGATGACGTGGGGCGCGGCGCGCTCAAGCGCTCCTCAAGCGCTGCCAGCACGTCAAGCATCTGGTCGCGCTTGATGGCCGCATCGCGCTTGGCTTGCTCGCCTGCCACGCGCTTGGAAAGGTCGTCAAACATTGCGGCCTTTTCACGGGCCTTGGTAACTGTTTCTTCAATCCACTTGCGATCCATCATCTTTTGAGCGATGGCTTTGTCGGTGAGCGACTTAAAGCCTGGGGCGACTTCAGCAAAGTCAACTTTGGCTTTTTCCCATGCGACCTTTTCAGTTGCGGACAAGTCAAACAATTTGCCCTCAGTGACCTTCTTGGCTGCGTCATCGAGCGCCGACAACTTTTGAAATGTCTCAGGCGTTGCACCTTTAATGCCTTGGCTGGCTTCGCGATAGCGCCCGGTGATGGGATCAAAGTCAAGGATGACTTCACCAGCAGCGGGCCTGCGCGCAGCCGCTTCAGTTGCTGCCTGCTGTGCTTCGGCTTGCTGGCCCAGCGTGCGCGACAGCGCGGCGCGGCGTACATCTTCGGCACGCAAAGCGTTCATAGTGCCTTCTGCACTAGGCGCAGGCAAGGCTCGCGCCAGGTTTGGGGCACCAGGCGTTATCTGTGGGCCATAACGCTCTGGAGTCATTACAAAATTTGGTGGCGTAAATGCTTGTTGCCCGTAGTTGTAAGGCGTAAGCTGATTGGGGCCATAGTTGATTTCAGCAGGCGTCAACCCTGACGGAATGGGTCGATAGTCTGGCGGCATAGCCGTAGATTTTTGAAATCCTGGCGCAGCCATGCGGCGGGCGGCCACACCGGCGCCAACATTGCCAAGCGCCGCGCCTACGCCACCGCCAACAATAGCGCCAGGCAAGCCCCCCACGGAACCGATAAGCGCGCCAACAGTACCGCCTGCGCTAGACCGGGTGAGCTTTTCTCTAAAGGTTGGCTCACGAACCACGCCACCTTGCAAGTTCTCAGGAAAGTTGGCCGCCGCGTTTGCAATCTTCGCCGCGTTACCTGACAGAGGCCGACCTTCAGCGGCCATTTTTGCCAGCGCTTGCGGGTCAACCACGCCGGTGGCCAAGTTGGTGGCGCGGCGGTAGTCATAAATTCGTGCGGCCAATGCGCGCGCGTTTTGAAACTCGGTTAACAGCCGGGGGTCAGTAATGCTGTTCTCAACCGCTTTCTCCAACGCATTTGCTATGCCCATGCTCACATCAGCACGAGCAATAGCTTCGGGTGATGGTGGATTGATGCCGGCAGATTGTTGGTTGTAAATCGCTTGCGCATCTCGACGGCGCTGGCGAATGCTATCCACAATCGTTTTGCCGTCTGCGCCGGCTTGAAGTTGCTGTTTAGCCGCGTCCAAGAAATTATTGATGGCGTTGGCCTGGCCCGTGTCGCCAATGGTGGGTGTGACCCGCAGCCTATCAAGGTCATCCAGTATGGCGGCGTCGGCAGTCACATTGGGAATTGCTCTAACTGTGTTGTACGGCTCACTGATCTTTGGTGTTTCTAGTGCAGTATCAAACGCTTTTGCGTTAAGTTTCATGGTTTCTGGCAAACCCATGTCTTCTTTAGCGAGCACAGCAATTTTGGGTAAATTGAGTTTGGACAAATTGCTATCCAAAGCCGTAGACCCCACCGCAGCAACACGCATACGATTGGCTGCGTTAGGATTAGATAATGCTGGATTTAATGATAGTTTTAAATCAAAAGCATCTTTGGCCGCGTCGATGCGTGGGGCGTTCATTTCGCTTTCACGCACACGTTCAGTTTGGATGCGTTGTTGACGAGCCTCTATCGGCGCCTTGACCATAGGCGCGGCGGCGCGGGTGCCTGCACTGATGCCTTTAGACAAATCGCCCAGCACGTTAAGCGGGACGCCTTGCAAGCCCGTGCTGGCCAAAGCATTGCCGATTGCTTCGGTATAGCCTTGCGCCGTTGGGCTAAGTGCAGGCTGAAAAAATTGTTGGACTTTGCGGCCTGTGGCTTCGCCGGCACGAATACCTTCTTTTGTGCCGTACTTGCCGCTGGTTAGCGTGCCCAATATCTCAGCGCCGGCAACGATCGGTGCAGTAATTGCTCCGGTAGCAAGGCCCACGGCGGTTTCCACAGGCGCAAGCACTTTTTCTCTGAGGGACGCAGGCCCACGTTCGGGCGCTGCTGTCGAGGCAGGCACCGCGTAAGTATTGCCTGGAATTAGATCGGCAGCAGTTCCAGTTTTGCGCGGTGCGGGAATGCCGCTGTCGTTGGCAGCGGGGCGGCTACCAAAAGTCTGCGCGGCAAACGCTTCTACTTGAGCAGGGGTTGCATCATCCGGGCCTTCAAAGACGTGAACCGCGCCGTCTGGGCCTTGAACACGGTATTTGGTAGCCATTATTTGGTGCTTTCTTTACCAAGATATTTAAATCCACCAGTTCCTTGCGGTGCGGTACTTGGCGCGGTTTGCTTGTATTTATACGTTTCGTCAAATGCTTCTTGCATGGACTGTGATGTAAAGCCAGCTTGACCTTTCAATCTGCGCAGCGCGTCCTCTAGGTCAGTCTTTGATTGAGTCCGATCCAAAGAGGCTTTCAAGTTTTCAAACCTGTCGCCTTCGCGGTTGGACACGTTACCCACGCCAGCGCCAGTTTTAGACGCAGCGCGAAGTTCGGTAAGACCTTGCACAAACGCCAAGTTTTTCAGTTGTTCAAGATCAGCGTTTGCTTTGCGCGCGGCGTCAGTCAGCGCTGGTGTGCGGCCATACACCAAGCCAGTTATACCATCAAGCCCTTCGGGATTGGCAAGTATGCGATCAACAGTCTCACCAATAACCGACATGGTGTTGTTGATAGTTTTAACCGCTTGCCGCGCTTGAGGCAACACCGCTTCGCGTTTTTGAATGTCTTTTAGTGACAGACCTTCTATGGCCGTTGCAGGCGTTTTGCCCAAGGCTTCTTCACGAGTCACATATTTAACTTTTCCGCTTTCATCAACAATTGCAACCGGCGCTGATGGCTGCGCTGGTTGCGGTAATGGCCGGCTTGCCATTGCAATTTGTCGTTGGTACTCAAACAAATCGCCTCTAAAACCTTGTGCTTTGGCGGCGTTAAAGTTGCGAATTAAATCGGTATCTTGACGCTCAGGCGCAGTATAAATAACTTTGCCGCCTTGAAAGACAGATGCGCCAGGTGCGACTATTTGCGACCTTTGCATTTCGTCCAGTTGCTTAGTAAGCCTTGCAATTTCATTTTTTGCGACGCCGCTTGGGTAACGCGTTTCCAAATCAATAATTTTGGCTTGCAAAGCCGCCGCAGGGTCAACGGCCAATGCGTTGGCCGGCGCAGCGGCTGCTGGCGCAAGCGTGTTGACAGCGGGCGTTGGCTGGGCGGCGTTTAAATCAAACGTGCCTGACCCCAAAGCGCCGGGCGCAACGGGCATAGCAGGTGCGGCGGCAGGCGTTTTAGGCATGCGCTCAGAAAGGTACTGCTTACGTTCTCTGGCCGCCATCAACGCTTGTTGAGCAGCCATCACAACCTGAGGTTCGCCGCTTGTAACTGCAAACTTATAAAAGTTCTGCGCAACTTCTTCGGGGTCGCCTGTTTGACCACCTTTTTCGGCTTGGACTAAAAATTGGTCTAGCGCGGCTTGTCTGCGTTTGAACTGTTGTATTTCTAACCCAGCTTTTTCCTGTTGCATTTGGCCCGTCGCCAACTGCTGCTGGGCCAACTGATTGCGCATGGCAGACTCTTGGCCAGCTTGGATTTGGCCGCTGATGTTTGCGGGCTGAAGAATTCCAAAGTCAAGTGCCATGATTAACCTTCCCAACCTAAGCCGGCTGCACTAGCATACCCAGCGCCAGCATTACCACCACCATACAAGTTACTGAAGTTAGGACTTGTGCGGCCATACAGATTGGCAATATCGCCATACGCGGACGTCATCGCCCGTGTCCCGGCCATGCCAGCGTTGGCGGCGTTGATACCTTGGTTGATCATGGCGTTGCCCACGTTGGTGCCATACGAACCCGCCGCGTTTGTCAGCGTGTTGGCCGAAGTCTGGCCCAAACCAGCCATAGACGCCAAACGGTTGTAACCCAATGTCTCACGCGCCACATCGGCGTTGTAGCCCGTCAGCGCCCGGTTGTAGGCGTTCTGATACTCTTGGCTACCTAAGTCTTGGCCAAAGCGTTGTGCGGCCTTCAGCGCCCCGCCAGAGATCAAGCCACCTCTTGCGGCAGCGCTTCGATCCAGCGCTTTCTGGCCTTCCGACAATCGGAACGCATAGCCAGGGTCTTGCGTCAAATCAACCTTGCCAGTAAACGCCGCAGGCATGTTGCTGTACTGCTGTTGCATCTTGGCCAACGCATTGGTGCCTGCCAAGCGCCAGGGCTCTTGCAACGCTTTTTGTTCTTGGAACATCTGGTATTGCAAATCAGCAGCGCGGTTGGTCGCGGCAGCAGTCGTGTCAGCGGCGCCTTGCGCGGCGCTACGGTTCTGGCTTGCAGAAAACAGACTGACCGCAGCGGGGACGATAAATGACCAAGGCATAATTTACTCCTTTAGGCTTTCAGCCAACTCTTTCATTTCTTCTATATTGCCAGACTCAATCAGCACTTCGTCGATCTCATCTTCATCTGTGCAATCGGTGGCGTGTACGCAGTACCATACAACGTCTGTGATTGATTTTATGCCGTGATGTTTACCTGCGGCGATTGTCAGACAAGCAGGCGCATGAACAACTGACTTGACCCCATCAACTGCCATTTCAACAGACCCGCTGGCCAAGATAGACAAGTGGTCATGCTTGTGGGCGTGCTGAACCAAAACGTATCCTGCGGGGATTCGTGTTTCTTTGGCGTAGACGCCTGCACTGAAATGGTGGTGGATCATGTCACCTCACGGCCACTGACGCGCATGTTGATGGATGAGGCAGTGCCTGCAATGGTGCTGATGAAGTCGCCCACGCCCAGCACCTGGCCCACCAACTCGGGGAAAGTATAAACCTCTGCGGGCTGGAGCGTTTTGGTCTTGGTGATCAAGTTGGCGTTGCCGGCAGCCCCAGCCACGGTGACCAAGTTGACGCTGATGGTCGCCGCTGCCGTGTTGTAATTGGTCGCGGTGAACTTGTCGATGATGGCCGTGACACCGGTGGCGGTGTACTGAGTTGTTTGCGTGGCCTCGACGGTTTTGGCCGGGACGAGGACTTTGACGGTGACTGTCATGTGTTACTCCAATAAGAGGCAATTGTTAGCGGCAGCTTGCATGATGACCCAATTGGTGCCGTCAGACACCATTGTCGCCCAATTGCCTGCAACTGCCAAGAGGATTGCGGTGCCCGCCGCCCCACCGGCTTGCGGGACAACATTGCTGGACGCTGACACCAGCGTCTGGGCTTGATAGTTTTGGAAGGTTAAATACCCACCAGGGAATGTGGACGCAGTTGGCAAGGTGACTGTACAGGTTGAGCCGGTCTTGTTGTTGATGTACCAGTTGCTGGTGCCCACTGTAAAGTCTGCCGTTACAATCACTGGCACGGTTGACAGCGCTGCGATAGATGCGTTGACCGCGCCAATGTCAAGAATGGGCTGCGATTGCAGTCCTTCAATCTGCTTTTGCATCTCGGCCATCTGAGACACCAAGGCAGAACAGCAGTCAGTCAATACGTCAGGAACTGGTAAGGTAACAACAGGTGGCAACGTTTGCAATTCCTGATTGACCGCACGAAGCGCGGCGTCATAGGACGCAATCAAGGATACTGAGTCAGGGCCAAGGCCACCATCATCTACTACATCAGTCGCAATGTCGTTGAGCGACAGAAAAAACAAATACCACGCCCGGTCGATCAACCCGGTACGCGGGTCGATCAACGGCACCCTGGGGGGTGTGATGGGCGTAGGCGTTGCGTTTGGGCTAGGCATTGGTCGGGCTAATGATTAACTCGGCCCCCATGATGGCCACTTTGACCGGATCAGTCATAGACAACTCATAGACACGATCCCGCAGCTTGAGCGTCATGCCCAACCGTCGCCAAAACGTCCGGTGGCCATACGCGCCAATCCTGCCAAGTGGTGACCAATGCTCGTTTGACCAAGTGTGGCCGCCGTCGTCTGACCAACGCAACATGGCTTCGGGCTCGTAGCCTGGTGCAGCAGGGTATGAATTGGTGACAATTTCATAGCCCGTAATGTCAGTGTCTGATAATTCATATTGCCCAAGCGGTTCAAAACCGTCCCCTGCTTCAGTGGTCAATATGTCGCCTGATTGAGTGGCCAAGTATGTTTGCACATACTGAGCCACAAGGTTTAACCCTGATTCAGTGTCTATGTTTTCGCTGGCGTATGCCGGGTATAGGTTTAAACCAACGCCTGTTTCACAGTCTAATTGCAGGCTGTGATGGGCCGTGCGCTTCAAATTGTTCTGACCCGTGGGCAGCGCCCGCCAGGTGCGGAGCCACTTTTGAATCTCGCCATTGTCGGCGTACACGTCAAGGTCAAAGGCGTAGATGTTGCCGTTTTCAAAGTCGCCAACAACAACCT